CCGTTAACAGAAACATTTCCTTCAAAACTAGGATTGTCTTTGTCCGCTTTCGTAGCGCTTGCTGTGGCAATATTGTTAAATTCTGTGTCAAACTCAGTGCCTCTAACAATTTTATTAGGATCTCCGGGATTTAACGTATCCTTAGAAGCGAAGTCTGTTGTTTTAGTATAGTTTGACATTTAAATTTCCTATAGCAGAAAAATAAAGAAAGGGGGCCATGAAGACCCCCCTGAGGTTTTAGGCGTCGTGGACAGCCAAGATCAGTCCTGCTTCTGGACGGTATACCTGAACACCATACAGAGTGTCAGCAGTGTACAGCGTTGAGAGATACTCTTGCTTGTACTGAGTCTGTGAACGTACAGACATCTGCTCTGCGTGAACGATAGCTTCTTTCTGCATCATAATGCAACCACGTACATTGGACTCAAGTGTTGGGCAGTTAGATGAAACGTAAACATCTACGCCATACAAGTTACCAATAAGGCCAGTGTTAACAGTCTGTCCTGACACAAAGTCAGAAGACGAGAACCGCTCAGTACCCATGATGGTGTTGCGTACTACAGGGGGAACGATAATGCAACGTCCGTCCATTGGTACATCAGCATCGTCGAGCAACTGAATAGCTTGACGGAAGCCAGCATCAGTGAAAACATCACCAGCAGCGACAGTTGAAGCAGCAAAGGCTGTCAGTGGAGTACCACCAGCAGAAGCAGCGTCAAAGTAGTAGCTGTTGCTGTTAACCCAGTCAGCACCAGAAGGAGCAGCAAGGTCAAGAGTACCGTTACCAAAACCAGTAGCAGCGTTCATAAGGTCAGTGTCGACCTTAAGTGCAAGGGCATAACCAGCGTCTTCTGTGTAGAACTGACGGAGGCTGTTAAGCGCCTGTACTTCTACAATGTCTTCAATCAGACGTGAGTACTCAAAGTGACGGTTAACGTCAATCAACAACTCAGTGTTAGAAGTCTGCTGAATAGTTACAGTAGTTGCTGCACCCTTTTCAGAAGCTGCTCCACGAGTAGGCTTAGGTACGTGAATACGGTCGCCTTTTTTGCCTGACATAGGAAGCTTCTTGACAAGAGGAGCCATCTTCAGGTTCTTTTGGTACGCGGCAATGATTTCATCACTCCAGATTTCTGGAATAAAAACAGCAGCGTTTGCTTTAGTAACTGTGTTACCGGTAGTTGGGACTAATTCAGCCATGATAATCTCCTAGATTATTTTACACGACCCTCCGCATACGCTGCCATGATCTCATCGGCTAATGCTGTATAACGGTCGGGGTCAGTTCTCATAAGTTTAATAATATCGGCCCGACGATATATCTTCTTCCTAGTCGTTTCGTTACTGCCTCGTGCATTACCTGTGTTTGCAGACTTAAGTTGTTGCTTACGTGCCTGTTTTTCAACAACGGCGGTTTGCTGAGTAACTGCCCTACGCTCTTTCCAGAGTGTAAAAAGTTCATCAGCTGCGTCAGCATCATACTGTTGGTCAGCAGCTACAAACAATTGAGTCCTAATCTTTGAAGCTTTAATCCATTCTGCAAACTTGGCATCACCAAGAATCTCTTGCATATCTGGATGTTTTGTATTAAGAGTAGCCAACGCAGCTTGTTGCTTATACTGTACTGTATACTCTTCTGCTTCTCTAATCTTAGGATGATTCTCAATTGCACGATTAACAGCACCTTGTGGATCAGTGAAGTAATCTATATCCTCTTCAGGCTCAACGGTTTGTTGAGGTGCTTGTGTCGTAATACTTTGACTAATGTAGTCATCTACGACTTTACGAAGTTCTCCTACCTCACCGGACTGACGACCTAAAAGCTTTTCAGCTTCTTGGTGCATCTGTACAATTTCTTCCATCGACTTACCTTGGTACTTCTCTGGAATGGTAGACTGCTCTTGAGGTTGTTCAGTTACTTCTTCTTCAAACTGAGTCTCATTTACTTCTTCGTTTATATTATCCACATTTTCCATTTCTGGTTGTGGGTCAACTAATGTTGCTCTTGACATTATTAAGCTCCGTGATTATAATCATTATGGAGTTATCATTTACTACCTGCTTTTTCGTGTTCCCTAGTCCATTTAATATGTGCTCCGGGGAATGAACCATCGGAGCCGTTAAGGTGGAAAGACGGGGCAGATACCATTCTTGTAGCGTTAGCACCACAACCGCACCTACTGGTTGTAGTACCTGACGTTACAAATTCTTCAAAGACGTGACCGTTAGTGCAACGGAAGTCGTATATTTTATACATCTACAGGGCCTTCTTCTTCGGCCTCAGCTTGATCTCTGGCAGCTTCTATAGTACCCTGTAAATTAATTATAGTAGCAAAAGCAGCTACTTGGCCTTTACGATAATGTAAATCTTCTACGTCTTTTACACTTTGTATATCAGCCAGTTGTTGTGCGTTAGCAGAAAGCTCTTGGATGAGTTGTTTTAAACCTTCGTGATTGAAGAGTTCGTTGTAGTTGTTAAAATAAGTTTCAAGCTCAGTTGTCATTAGTTTCTCTAAAGTTGTTAACTATAGTTTAATTATATCATACTTTTTAAGGAATGTCAAGCTTTTCTAGTGGTTTTCCTGCGTTTACCAGAAGCTGTGACTGCGTGTTTAATAGCCTTTGGTCCTGTTTTACGTGTAGCAGAGGACTTCTTTTCTGCTGCTGTCATCTTGGCCGCTACAGCCTTGGGTCTACAGGAAGGGTACGGGCGTTTCTTCTTTTCCTTACCACTACGCCCACACTTCTTACCCGTCTTAACGTCCACCCATTCTTCATCAAACCATTTGGTTAGACCTTTTTTGGGACGTTTAGCACCTCCTGTAGAAACCTTTCTAGGCATAAGTACCTCCACGTTTCTTGTACTCACGAGTTAACCATGCAGAAGCATAAGCAGAAGGCCATACATCAAACTTACGTTTAGCCTCTGCTTTTACCCTAGAGTACAATGCTTTGTTCTTAGGGGTAGGCCCTGATTTTTTCTTAGGTTTTGCTTTAGGCATTATTTACCTCGTCTACTTCCTGTGCCTCTACTACGCTTTACAGGCATGGCTTTCTTTTTCTTTTTGGCGGGTGGTCGCCCAACTTTATTTCCGTATGTTCCTGTTCCGTATGGCATAACTATCTCCTTACCATTTTTTACATGACCAGTATCTAGCTGTTAGCTTACTGGGTGGACTGGTGTCGCACTTGTGACGCGCTCTGAAGGACTTACGGCGTTCAGGTTGGTCCTTCTTAATACTCATGTTTTGATCGCCAAAACGTATGGTTTTGACTGTGTCACCTTCCTTGGCAACAACTACAAACTTTTTAGTTTTGTGACTAGGCGTCCGCTTTGGCTTGTTGTACCCGCTTACTCCTGCTCGTGCTAGTCTTGGGTCTGCTTTCTTTGGCATTAGATAATTCCTCCACCTTGGTTTCCAGTTGGTTCAGTTGGTCCTCTAGGACTTTGAGGCGCTGGAACGTCCCTTTGAAGTGGTCGTTGACTTGGTCTAGCAGAGACTGCATTTCTTGTTGCGTTATTAACATTCTTTTTACCTTCTATTTGCTTTTCTTTAAGGAGAGTATCGGCCACTTTCATACGGCGTTCAAACTCTTTATCTTCAGCGTCACCTTCTTTAAGGTTTCGAGTAATAGCATTGATCTTATCAATTTCTAGTTCTTGAGGCACAACAGCAGCCTCCGCAGCCAACTTAGCAGCCCGTGCTTGTGACTCTTGAGCCTGAGCAGACAGTGCTTGAGTCTGTGATTGCTGGAACTGCATCTGCAACTGCTGTGCTTGTTGTTGCATCTGTTGTGCTTGTGGGTTAGGCTGTGAAGCTTGAGCAAGAGCCGTAAGTAATTCTTCACGGTTAGACAAATTCATATTGTCAATAACAGATTGAATCAATGTGTTATACAGCGGTGAATCTTTACCCATCGTCTGTAACAGCTGTACTAACTGAGTAACTTCGTACTCTCTTGCAATAATACCCAAAGTACTACTAGCGTTAAATTTATAATCAGCAACAGGGTAATTTTCGGGGTCAAATTGCATGTACCTATAAGCTGCTTTCTTAACAAAAGGAATCAAGAAAGATTGTTGGAAGTTAATTAGTGTGCGTTTATGACGTTTAATAACAGCGCCAAGAGACATACTAATACCAGCGGCAGTAGACTCGCCGTTAACCTGACCTGCAATTCCTGCTGAGTCAACGGCACCTGTTGCTTGCTGTACCATTTGCTGCAAGG